GAAATATATTACACTAGATAAATGCAATTATTCTCACTCACATTCTCTATTTTATTGCTAACGTCTGCGTCAGCGTTTATATGTAAACTCTGTCATGATGATAGTACGTACGTTTATGTTAATAACACGCCCTGCTTCGAATTCGGCGACTGTATTGACAAAGGGCAGGACGACAACACGTTTTGGGTGTCTCAACTAGATGCCTACTTGCGACGTTCAATCACTCCTCTCACCAACTCATTCAAAACAATCGAGCGTAAAATTTACAAACCTTCAAGGGATGAAGGTAACTTTACCCTGTTTGATGGCACCCCTCAACCTATGTGTATGCCTTCTCAGGAACTGTCCAGTAACGATGCCTTCTTGAGGAAGATGCACGCTGCCTACAGGTTATCAGAGACGGCCCGCATGAGCAAGATTATGACGATGGACATAGTTGCTCAAATCCTTGCAAGGCTGCAGAGCATTTCTGAGGCATTAGATTCGGAGAAACACCGGAGAATTAATGACAGAGCACCATCAGACGCGATGTACCTTCATCAACTTTTTCCTCACTCGACTAGTGAGGTGAGAGAAGAAATTGAATGAAAATTATCTATGTTACTAAAAAATGTCTACTGATCCTAACATTGAGATTGAAAAGCGTTTCGAGAATGGCAATGCGTACATGATTTCAGGTATCCAGGTTGCTTCTGGTGTCCCAACCGCAGGTCAATTCCTTGTTTACAACGCAACGACCAAACAATGGGAATACGGTGCAACCACCATTGCAGGTATCCCAATTCAAGCCGGTGCCCCAGCAGACACTAACCAACTACAATATAGTGCTGGCGCCAATGAATGGCAATTCGTGTAAACATGACACACATAATCTAAACCTGATAAAATGGGAGCTTCAATATCAAAAAATATATCAGACGCCGTCACCAAAGCTGTGGCCAAAGTCTCTTCAACTATTATCCAGAATACGCAGTTGTCTCAGGACATGACCCAAATAGTTAGTGTCCGCGACGTACACGGTGATGTTCACATTTCTGGTAACACTTTTACACAGCGTGCTACTGTCAACATGCACGCGCTCCTAGACGCCCTATCCACAGAGGAGGCCCAACAGTCCATCATGCAAGAACTAGCGCAAGAAGCCAAGAGTGTCACGTCGGGACTCAACATAGGCCAGTTTTCAGACGCGCAGAACACGATGAATTTACTCATGGAAGCGACAATCAACCTCCTCACAACCATTGGTCAGACTTGCAAGGCTTTCAGTCGTCAACATCAGGCCATTGTTGTAAAACGAGTCTCTGGAAATGTGTACATTCAGGATAACATGTTTCAGCAAATGTATAACATACTCCAAAACTGTACAGAACAGGCAACATCCAACAACCGCATCATACAAGACCTATCCTCAAAACTATCCCAAACAGCTAGCGCTAAATCGGAAGGTCTCTCAGGTTGGGTACTGGTCGCACTCCTCGCTGTGTTCATAGGAATGCCGGTAATAGGGGGAGTGGTCGTAGGAAAAGCCATACTTAAATTTATCTTTCCAATTATACTAGTCGTGGGCATCGTCTTTCTTATTCTCTACTACATGAGAAGCAAGCAGGTTATGAAGGAAGTTGGTTTCTCCACATTCATCAGTAATACACCCATTTGCGCGGCAACAGGGATGCGCGAGTCCTCAGAGGTATACGCCAACACAGTGGACGCCTCAAACGCGTGCAAGGTCGACGACACATGTCAGGCCTTTGACTGGCAGGGTATCAATATTGCCCAGAATGGTACATACACACGCCTAGATGATCCAGTGACCAAATTCTACTCAAATGTATCTGATAAATGTAAAACGGCAATCAAACCAGATAATGTTAAACTGCTACGATATCCTACATTATTTCAAGGAGATATCGACCCAAACATAGATCCATCGCTTGCGGTCCCAAACGTCGCGAAGAAAGGTGATGTATACCTCAATACAATCACTGGGGTGTGGTCTCAGAAGATTATCCAATGGCAACCTAGAAGCGCTATCACCACGCATCCATTCAACAGAATTGCCTGGGGATACATTAATCCAACGGTCCGACGAGCTGGTGACTCTTTGTACAACTTACCCATGCTTGATGAACCCGCGGCTGATGATGTGTACGTGTATACTAATCAACACAATCCAATGTACATGTACATTTTTAGGTATGACTCTGCAAACGGTTGGGTTCAAGAACAGAAGATAAAGGGGCCAGGGCTTGTACCTGACACGCCCGCCATTATCAACTCTAGCGGTTTCAAGGAGATTGAGAGGACCAAATGGATGCTCTACGCCGGTATCGTAGGTGTTATTGTAGGAGCGATAGGGAGTGGTGTAACAATCTACATGAATAATTAAGATGGTGAGATTTACTTCCATTACCTTTCAGAGGTAATGGAAAAAGCCAATACGGAAAAGCGGCCTGTATAAAAATTATCTTCGGTATCTTAAAAATGACTACTACCGGATCAAATATCACTAGCGGATTCATTGATCTTGCCACTACGGACGAGATTGAGAAATATCAATACGGTTCCAAGCATGCTTTTACAAATTTTGTCAGAGAGACGCGCAAATCAACATGGTTCACGCAGGTACCAGTCATCCTATCCCGATCCTCGGGTGCGGCTGGCTTCAACCAGGAATGGTCGGTATCCATTTCCAGAGCAGGCGACTACTTGCTTCAAACATGGCTCCGCCTTACTATTCCTCAAGTTACCCTGTTGCAGGGCAACCAGTTCGGAGCCAATGGTAGGATTCGTTGGACACGTAACTTTATGCACAACCTAATCAAGGAGGCCTGTATTTCTTTCAATGATCTCGTGGCCGAACGTTTTGACAACTACTTTCTCGACTTCTGGAGCGCGTTCACCGTGAGTGCCAGTAAGCGGGTTGGTTATGATAACATGATCGGTAACGTAGACAGCCTTATCGCACCCCACATGCCTGGTGACCCACTCGTCAGCCAGAACCTCAATCTACCTCTTCCCTTCTTCTTCACTCGTGACACAGGTGTGTCTCTTCCCACCGCTGCGATACCCTACAACGAGATGCGCATTTCATTCAATTTCCGTAATTGGAGCGAATTGCTCGTCCTCGATAACAGCGTCCCGGTTGTTAACGTTAATCCATCCATTGCCCCATTCGTCGGCACAGATATTGCTGTCACACCAGAGCTAACAAACATTCAGGTCTGGGCCAACTACGCGATCGTGTCCAACGATGAGCGTAGACGAATGGCCTGTGCCCCCCGAGACATTCTTATAGAACAGGTTCAAACAGCTCCTCGGCAGAATTTCACACCTCTATCCAATCCTAATCAGAGCTACGACATTAGGTTTTCACACTCTATAAAGGCTCTATTCTTTGCAGTCAGAAACATTACCAATTCAAACATCTGGTCCAACTACACGTCCGCCTCCCCTGTCCCAGGTCCTCAGGTGGTTGTATTTGAGCCATCGGGCGCGTTCGATCCTATTGCCAACACTACTTTCACGTACGAAAATACTAACCGTCTCAACCAGATGGGATCCGATTACTATTCTCTTGTTGAACCTTTCTACAAGGCTCCCAGCATTCCAGAGCCTACCGGGTACCATTTGTACTCGTACTCTCTCTCCTTCTATAACCTCGACCCCCTTGGCTCTACCAATTATGGCAAGTTGACCAACGTGAGCGTCGTGCCTGCCGCCTCTGCCGCTGCTATTATTGGTGCTGGAGGTAACGGAGCCGCTGGATCAGGTCAAGATTATGCACAGACGTATGAATTCATCCTCTGTGGTTTGAATAGCAACATCATCAGGATTTCTGGAGGTGCCCTCGGTTTCCCAGTATTATAATTTCTTGATAACATTTTTTATATCTATCGTAAGGATATAAAAAAAGACCTTGCATGTACTTATGATATTTTCAGGTCATGTACGGGAGTATAACATTATTAGCACTGATGATGTAGTTAATCGTCCTCCCGTAGTAATCCTGTACATCCTTGAGGCTGATGGTGATAAAGTTAAATAGCTGCTCAATCATACCCGTGTCTGCATCTCTGCTCAGGACAATGTAATAGAGCCCATCCAGGCACGTTAATAAGAGATCCTTTGTTTCATTATTCCTGTGTAGGGTGTTGACATGTTGTTTGAAACGTAGCTTCCATTTCTTGAAATTGATGCGTTTATTGAGATAGCGGCTCCTGAATTGCTGCCTTATGAAATCATCACGTTCCTGTATACCCATGATTGTCTCTATTGAATGGATCAACATTCCCTGCACGAACTTTAGGTACATACCCTTATCTACTGAGAGAATTGTTTTTTTGTCATAGTTGATCTTCGTTAGGGTTGCAGAGGCCAGCGATTCAGGTATGATAGTTATTTCGTTGAGGTCGTTTTGACATTTCATTAAAAAGTGACCCTCGCATGGGTTGTCGAGTGGATTACGCTGCACACCGTTTTTCTGTTGTCGTTGCCAGTCGTAAAAGTGGGGATTGTGACGGACCTCATTCTTCGTAAGAATGCGGCGGGTAGTCCATGAGAAGGTTGTATTACATTTAGTACAAAACATTTGATCACAACCACCACTCTCCTTTTCAATTACGGCGTGACATTTGGGACAGGTCTCGCAAGTGTTATGTATATGACTGAGCGTTTTAAGCACCTTCTCATCACACACGTGATCAGGCTTTTTTTCCTCAATACAAATAATACAGATTTGGCTTTTACACGAGTCGCACGCGTACGTGTTGCTTCCCACATTTGAATGATTCAACAGATTGTTACACTTTGGACACATGTGGACGAGATCTAAGTGTTTATCAGACCTCTTTTTCATGTATCCCATCTCTGTTAGCACGTTGAAGATATGAGTGTCTGTCATACCATCTTTACGCATCCATTTAATCATGATATTCATTTCAATCAT